CCCTGTCAGCTCCACCAGGCCGATTCGTCTAGTGGTTAGGACTCATGGTTTTCATCCATGCAACAGGAGTTCGATTCTCCTATCGGCTACTAATGAGTAAAAAACAAATACTAGAAGAAGTTAATAGGTACATTGATTACTTAGAAAAACCAAGTGATAATTTTGGTGGTATGCCTGTTTGTCCTTTTGTAAAAGCAGAAAGACAAAACAATAAGATAATGATAGAGACTTGGAATCCAAGTGAAGAATCATACTTAGATGTATTAGAAAAATTTAAAGAAAGTGATTATGTATCAGCTTTAATAGTTTGTGAAAATACTGAGGGTGTGAATTGGAAAGACGTGGATAGAAAAGAATTTCAAAAAAAACTACAACGTTTGATGAAAGAAAAAGGACATGATAATTTAAAAGCATTATGTCTGTCACCATTCGAAGAGTTTACAGCAGCAGGTGAAGAAACAAGAAAAGGTACACCTTACTTTCTAATCAATATTGTGGATAATGTAGATATGGCTAAAGCACATAAAACATTAGTAGAAACAAAATACTTTGATAAATTCAGTAAAGAAGAAATTAACGAATTAAAGGTATATCCAAAAAATTATAAAAAATAGGTTACAATAGAATGTAGTCGAGTTGCCGTTGTAGCTCAGTTGGTAGAGCAGCTGATTTGTAATCAGCAGGTCACTGGTTCGAATCCTGTCAACGGCTCATATAAACAAAAAAAGGGGATTAAAAAATCCCCTTTTTTCTAGTTTCGCAAGTAATCTGTTACTTTCGAAATAAACCCACCAACACCAACAAGGCGACGAGCCCAGCGAATCCTGAATCGCCGAACTTGTTTATGATAGATGTTAGGTTACCGATAACATTTACACCAAAGACACCAGTTCCAAATATTACTTCGGACACAGCGCCAATAGTTACAAAAGATATCATTAGATGAACTAAGTCATCAATATATCCTTTTACCATTGTTATGATTTCCTTCACGGTTATCTCCATTTAGTTAATAAGATTACTAAAAGCTTTCAGTAGTAATAACTATCTATTCTTGATATTTATCTACTAATATATATTGAATCTTTTTTATATCAAATCATATTTATATATGAGTTATAATATCTAATAAGGAAATATTATGAGCGCTGATTATGAAATATTTGAAGGGAAAACTTTATCCTCTTTATTTCAAGACATATATTCAAACTCTCAGTACAATAGAAAACAACTAGATGTATTGACAAAAGAAATAGTTGGATTCATTAAAGACGGAGATACCGCCGTTCAGATTGTACCTATGATAAAAGAGTATTTAGAAATAAACGTTAAGAATGATGAGATGTTAGTTAAGATGGCAGGCATAGTTCAAAAAATAGTAGCGGCCGAAAGCAAAGGCAGTTCAGAAAATGAGTTTGGATTATCGGATTCGGAAAAAGAACAATTATTAAAAGGCATTGACGATGTTGTAGTTGATTTACAAAAGCGTTCAGATGAAGTTACGACAGAAATAAAATCAAAGATAAACTAATGGCAAGATTTAATTTAGGTAAAAATACAAGCCGAAGAACACCAAACGGAAGCCCTAATTATGATTGGGTTGAAAGTAGAATAAATGAAGTTGTTGATTACAGGTCATTCGACCATTATGAGCTTGACCCAGCGGAGGTTACCTCTGTAATAATCTCTGATAAGGATGTAGAAAAAAAGGTTGATGGTGATTATAGATATTACGGAGCGATTACAGTAAACTTTATAAATCAATCTAACAACACAGGTGTTTTACCAGCGGGCGCTGATTACATCTTACCTTTAGATTCAAGACTTAGGGACATACCTATAAAGGGTGAGATTGTATTGGTATTTTCACATCCTGACTTAAATAAAAGTTACTATCTAAATAGTATTAATCATTTTAATAGAGCTAATAATAATATTAGATTTAACTTATCAAACTATGGTGATAAAACAACTGTAGATGATGTTTTGGAATTTGATAGTTTTGAACCAAATGAAACAAAAGCTAGACATATTAAAATAAATGAGGGTGATGTTGTATTTGAGGGTAGATTTGGTCAATCAATTAATTTAGGAAATATAAATAATGAACCAATAATAAAAATCAGAGCTGGACAAAGAACGGATTTAAATTTACAAAATGACCAACAACCGATTGGTGAAAGTTGGAACAACGATGGTTCATCAATTTATATAACAGGCTTTGATGGTGAAACCACGAATGATGAAAGTATTAATGGAAAAAAAATACTAATAAAATCCGATGGTATATTTATTAATGGTAGAAATAATGTAGGGATGAGCGCTAATCAAATCAATCTAAATTCAGACAACGTAAATTTAGGGAGAGGTGATAAACAACCATTAGTAAAAGGTCGTGAATTAGTTTCTATATTACAAGAATTAATAACAGCGTTAAATACATTTGCTACTGTACCAGTTTTGAATCCCGGTACTTTGCCAGGCAACGCGGCGTCATTAGCTACGGCTGTCACCAGAGTAAGTAGTAAATTAAGAAATATTTTAAGCGAAGAAGTTCAAACCGCATAGGAGTTAAAATGAATAAAAAGCAGTTTATAAAAATAATATCCGAAATCGTAAAACGTGAGGTAAAAAAAGAGGTTAATAGGATATTTATTAAAGAAGAAAAAACATCTCTAAATTTGACTGATTCAGTTACAATTCAAAAAGAAGAACCACAAAAAAAAGAAAAGAAATTGGTAAACGACCCAATTCTTAACAAAATATTAAATGAAACAAAGGGTGGTGTTCCGCAAGGTGAAAGCGCACCATATCCAACGATGGGTGGTGGTACTTACGACACAGGTAGAATGAATGAATTGGTGGCTAGAAGTATGGGTAAAGAGGTTGCATCAAATGAGGTAGCAAGAAATATGAACGCAGTTGAAACTATTAAAAGTAAGGGCGTAGATCCAGATTCAGTACCAGATAATGTGGTAAAGGCTATGACACGCGATTATAGTGGACTAATGAAAGCGATGAATAAAAAATGAGTTCATTAGCCAAAGACTTAGACCCTAATACCTATATTGGATTACAGTTACCTTTAAAACCGTCTAACAATATTACTTTCTTTTCATCTACACAAACTTATTTAGAGCAGGCAAAGTACAGCGCAGCTAATTTGCTAAAGACTATGAAGGGTGAAAGAGTTGGTCAACCAAATTTTGGCTCTAACTTACACAATTTATTATTTGAACAATATGATGATGTTGAAGAGTTTACGGAAAGAGTAAAGACTGAAATAGTAGAGGATTTTAACACGTGGTTACCTTATGTAAATTTAGATGATGTAAAAATTTTTCAAGACAATAATAATCCAAATTTATTATATGTCACATTAACTATAAGTTTGAAATACAATCCCCAAGAATCTGAGGAAGTTACAATTGGTTTTGGGGAAACATCAACGACTGTCGGTGGTGGTGGTGCCACAAGCGGTGGTGGGTATTAATAGGAGACAAATATGTCGTACACGGCAACTAAAACTGATGTAAAAAAAGATGTTAGATATTTGAACAAAGACTTTTCTGCTTTCAGAGGTTCTTTGATTGAGTTTGCTAAAACATATTTTCCAAATAATTATAATGATTTTAATGAAGCATCGCCAGGTATGATGTTCATAGAAATGGCTGCTTATGTCGGAGATGTATTATCATATTATATTGACAACCAATTTAAGGAATCACTACTAGCATATGCTGAAGAGAGAAAAACATTATTTGCTTTAGCGCAAACTTTTGGTTATAAACCACGTCTTAGTTCACCATCCAATGGTGACTTAGACTTCTTTCAATTAGTTCCAGCAATCGGTGGAGAGGGTGATGTACAACCAGATATGAGATTTGCTTTGACAATCAAAGAAAATTCTTTAGTCTCATCAGTTTCAACCGGCACAATATTTAGAACTATGGAAGATGTAAATTTTAAATTTAGCAGTTCATATAGTCCTATGACAATCGATATATTCGAAAAAGATGATGCTACAAACTTACCGACAAAATATCTTTTAAAGAAAACTGGAAAAATTGAAAGTGGTAATATTACCGAAGAACAATTTTCCTTTACCGATGCACAAAAATTTGATAGAGTTAAGTTAGCTAATAAAGGTGTGATTGAAATAATTAGTATAAAAGATAGTGATGGAAACAATTGGTCAAAAGTTGATTCTTTAGCACAAGAAACTGTTTTCGAAGATGTAGAAAATAGTATAAATACTGATGGTAATTTAGGCCAATTTAAAGATGACGCACCTTACTTATTAAAAGTTATTAAAACTCCTCGTAGATATACAACCTATTATCGACCTGATAGTTTTACTGAGTTAAGATTTGGAGCAGGAGTATCAGATAATCCAGATGAGGAGATTATACCAAATCCAGATAATATTGGTTCGTCTCTACCTGGCGGTACTTCTAATTTAGAAACCTCATTTGACCCTTCAAATTTTTTAAAAACTCGTGCCTATGGATTAGCACCCTCAAATACAACTTTGACTGTAAGGTATTCTTTCGGTGGTGGTATACAAGATAATTCCCCACAAGATAGTATCACACAAATTAACTCAATAACTTTTGCTATTGAGGATTCTAATCTGGATAGCACTCAGGTGCAAACTGCTAAAGAATCAGTCGGAGTAAACAACCCCAACCCAACTAAAGGTGGTATGGGAGCAGAGACTGTTGAGGAAATAAGAGAAAACACTAAAGCATTTTTTCAGGCTCAAAATAGAGCTGTAACTAAACAAGATTATATAGGTAGAGTTTACGCCCTACCTCCAAGATATGGAAATGTAGCTAAAGCTTATATTGTACAAGATGACCAACTAAATGAATCACCACAGGCACGTGATGCCGATGCATTTATAACTGAAGATGATATTGGTAAAACCGTACAAGCTATATCCGAAAGAATTCCAAATCCTTTAGCTTTAAACTTATATGTTTTGGGTAATGACCAAAACAATAATTTAGTGGATGTTAATAGAGCCGTTAAAGAAAATATTAAAACTTATCTTAGTTCATTTAGGTCACTAACCGACGCTGTAAACATTAAAACACCTTACATAATTAATATTGGTGTGAAATTTTCTGTAATTACAAAAGTTGGTTTTAACAAAAATGACGTTGTTCTAAGATGTGTTGAAGAAGTTAAAAGGTTTTTTGACATAGATAGGTGGCAAATCAATCAACCAATTATTCTTACCGACTTAGCTTATAAGTTATCTTTGATTGATGGTGTTGGTTCATTAGTTCCACCACAGGATAACAATCCAAATAATTTACCAATTCTTATAGAGAATAAATTTCAAAAATCAGGCGGTTATTCAGGTAACTTATATGATATAAATGACGCGACAATAGATGGTATTATATACCCATCATTAGACCCATCAATATTTGAAGTTAAATTTCCAAATGTCGATATAGAGGGTAGAGCAGTTGGAAATAATATTGGTACTACAACTTACTAAAGGAGACTAAAATGCACTTTTTTGAATTTGCACAAAAAGACGCAACTTTATATGAGGGTCAGGCTACACAAAGTGTTAATACAGGTTTAGATGAAATATTAGAAATTAGAAAAGATATGGATGACTCTGGTCAAACCATAAATGTAAGTAGAGCTGTTATACAATTTGATATAGCAAATATATCTTCTTCAGTAGTTAATGGAACAATTCCAGCAGACGCTAATTATTTTTTAAATTTATTTGATGCGGCATCAACAGAATTAATTACAAGCCAATCTTTATACGCATATCCTATCAGTCAAAGTTGGGTGCAAGGAGAGGGTAAAATAAGTGATAGTCCAGAGACAACAGAGGGTTGTAGTTGGAGATATAGAGATGG